CCACGGTCTTTGAGGACAAGGTTCTCAAGTTCGCGTCTGTCAGCGAGGCGATATCCTTCTGCCGGAACCTGTTCATTACACATGACGACCGATTCGCCTTGTTCCCGGCCATCCTAGAGTCCGGTTCTTTAAACGCCACCGGTGATCCGGGACCGGACGGATATCCCCGTCTTTACAACGACGTGGAGCGGACGGAGGTAGTCGATGAGAAAACGATCCGGTTGGCTCCGGGATTCTACATATCCCCCTTCATCCGTGGATTGCATCTATTGGAGGAGATATTCGCCTATCTTGGCTACACCTTGGAGGACTCCTTCTTTTCCCGCACCACCCCATTCAAGGACATGGTTTTTTTGAACAACACGATCGATACGATCGTAAGGGGTGAGATCCGATACTCCCAGATCGTCCCGGACTGCATGATCAAGACGATACTGGACGTATACCGATATAAATTCTGCTGCGAGTTCATCCCGGACGAGACCCGCAAGACCATCCGTATCGTGCTATTCGATGAGAACCTGAACGAGACACCCTCCTGCGACCTCACGGATTGCGTAGCTGGTAAATACACAGTCAACCATCCCTCGAGCTTCAAGCAGTTAAAGCTTACCTATGACCGGCTCACGCCGCCGGAAGAGAAACAGGAGAGCGAGCGCCCGATGCCAACGACGGGAAGAGCCACGGGGAACGAGAACGAGGAGTTCAGTACCTTGGTAGACCTATTAAAGAAATACCCGGACGTGGAGTATAACCAGATATCGGGTGAGTTTGTCCGGAGAGGTTACAAGGGGATCACGCCGGTCACGCAACGGATCGGTCTGGTCACGATGGATTATTACGCCGGCGGGACACTGGAGACGGAGAGCAAGGAATCCCCGGACGTGCTACCGGCGATGGTCTATACACCTGCTTTTGGCAGCGGAGGAGCCGGGGCCATCCCGCATCTCGGGATTTATATAGGGACCGGAAGATCGTTGAACTCCTCCATCATCATGGATTCCGTGAATGACTCCACGTCTGAGGTGGTAGGCGAGGCGGAAGATAACGAGGAGTTGAAACCCATGCCGGCGTTCGTATTCCATGCCGGGAAACTGGACTACGGGACGATCCTCAATCATGACGCCGAGGGAAACAAGCTCTGGAACTATACGCTCGCCTACCACGGCCCGGACGGGCTTTTCGAACGGTTCTGGAGGAATTACGATTCCCTGCTCCGGAACTCTCTGCTCGAGATAAAAGCGAGCATGCTTCTCAGTGACATCCAAAAGGTATCGCTCTCCGAGTACAGGAAGGTGACGATCGAGGGACAGGAGTTGCTTCCCTCCGCCATACAATATAGCCCGGGTTCCCGGGAACCCTTGGAATCCACGTTCCTTACCACGAGGCTTTACGAGCCGGTATCCACGGCCATGGCCGAGGCAGAGCGGTTCGCCTCCCATGTATCCAAATATAAATGGAAGGTCAACTACTCCCGGTCCAACGCCAGTGACAGCGTGAAAAGGAGATGGGTGTTCAAGGAGGAGCCCGTGACCATATACTACGCCCCGCCCAGCGCATACCAATACGTGCAGGGCGGGAAATACCATCAAGCCACTTATCCCGTGCAATTCTATAGCCGTGGCTCCGCATCCGGGCCGACCGATCCGGAGGACGGTACCCTGACCGTGTGGCTCGAGCCCGTGACCCGGTAACTGTCCTTTATCGGACCATCCGACAGCCATACTTTTGGGGGTAAAATAATCGCAAATGGCAACGATCATAGATAAACCAGACGCTCTGAGCCTGTCCGGGAACATGAGGAAATTTGTATTGGGGGCACAAGAGGCCGTCTCTTTCATCTTGAAGAAAGGAACGGCCACCTTGCTCGAGCAAAGCTACGAGCCCGGGCCGGACAAGATGGTCACGATCGACGTGAGAGAGGTGGTGGAAAGCCAATTGAGCTATACTTTGGACACGGCCCAAGAGATCTATTCCCAAAATACCATATTCGCAGATTTCACGGCCACGATAGACGGGACCTCCCACTCGTTCCGGGCGATCCGGTGCGGGATAGCGGATCTGGCGGACACGCCGGGAAACTGGTTGAAGTCCCACTTCCTCACGTGGCAGCCAAAGGTCAAGGAGGTGACCTATTACTCACCGGAGTGGTTGACCTACTACGCCATATCGGACTGCACGGTGAAGGCCAAGGCCACGTTCCCGGACAAATCTTCGAGCATGACCTCCTTGAAGGGAATGACCGCCGGCGAGTGCGTGACACTCAATCTCCAATACGCAATCGTAGCCAAGCTATTCGGGAACAAGTACCCCAGCTATCTCGAGGTTTACGCCGAGGCCGGCGGAGCGAGACTGAGCGTATCGCAATTCTATAAATTCACGGATATCCATTCCGAGGACGAGCAATGGTTCCTTTTCGAGAACAGTCTGGGAGGTATGGACACCTTCCGTGCCCATGGGGTGAACCGTCTGCAGGCAGAGCATGGCCACCTGATAGCGGAACTGGACGAGAACCTGTCCGAGTATGACGTGGAGACCGATCGTAAGTTCGTTAAGAACACGGGATTCCTCGATGATTACTCCCGCCGTTGGTTGCTGGATTTTTTCCCCAGCCGGGCCAAGTATATATACGAGGCGTCCATGATCCGGAGAATAATCGTCACCGAGAGCGACGCCACCTACACCTCCAACGATCTCCCGAGCTCCTATACGTTCACGTACCGACTCTCGGAGATCTCGAGGTACCTGAACCTTATCCGTAACGAGAAAGAGCTTCCGGATAATCTAACGGTTCCAAACCTCTCCTCGCCGGATTTTATTTTTCCCCCTCGCTTAGCTGAGCTCCCACGGCAAGAGCTTGGCGAGGGGGTATTATTCCCGGCCTTTGATCCGCATAACCCGAAAGCATCCGTTACGTCTTTTGGTGTAATACATGACACGATAAGGAACGGCATCATAAGCGAACTTGGAGAGACATGGAGGGCTATCGTCAACGGAGCAGGAGGATCGGGTGGACCGGGAGACGATTTCTATCATATAAAATTAGATGATCTGACAGAGCCGTCCGATGAGAACGCTTTCACGGCTCTTAGAGTCTTGAAGGAGATACTAAAGCCTATATCCGCACTTGATGATCGCTTTTTAAGAAAAGATATAGATGATACGGCGCATGGTAACATCTCTTTCGAAAAAGACATAATCTTAAGCGGGCTGGAATCCTCCATCTACTCAGACCGTGACGCTGATAGTTTCAAGCACGAGAACGGTTTCCGTATCTTCGCCGACGGCACGGCATGGGTAAAGGACTTGAAGGTGAAGCATGACTCCATGTTCGCCGGTTCCCTTTCCTCTCCTACATTCGCCTCCGGTTTCCCGAACGGGACGGGATTCATGATAGCGCCTTACAAGGTGACGAACGCCGCCGGTGTGGAGGAGACTAAATACAAGCTGGAGATCGATTCGATCTCGGTACGTAACGAGCTTAAAGTATATACGTTCGTGGTCTCGCAACTGCTTGGCGAGAACGACAACCGCATCTTCGCCGGAATGATGGAGGTGGATCATTATGATCCGGAGACCGGTCGGATCTACTTGGATACCGACGGAGGCAGGTTGTACAACCCGTTCCGGGAAGGCGATATCCTCATGGTACAGCAGTTTCAAGGCGATCCTACCTTGCAGAACGACTACAAGATGACCAAGTCGTACGAGCTGAAGGTGGTGGAAGTGGCCGTAGGGGACCTCTCCGACGGCGAGAACCGTCTGGACTGGCTCCGTTTCACGAATTTCGTGGGAAATCTATCGGACATAGCCAAGAGGGATACCCTTTGTCGTGTGGACAATCCGGATAACTCCACCCGCAGCGGCATCATGAAGATCACCACGGTGGATGAGTTCGGCACGCCCTACATGGACGTGATCCGTGGGATGAAGACCGATCCGGAAAACTGCGTGAAGGTACGGGTGGGAAACATGAACGGTCTGGTAACGCCTTATTTCGGGAGGCTGGAGGGCGATGGTATATACGTGGAGAATCTTTACGCCCGTGGGCAGTTCATGCTCGATACGGGGGAGAACGTGAAGACCAAGTTCGAAATCGTGGAAGGAAGGCTATCCAGCGAGATGTCTTCCGTGCGCTACGAGCTATCGGAGAAGGATAATTGCCTCACGAACGCCTCTTTCTCCGCTGATACGGTAGGATGGGTACTCGGTAACGACGTGTCGCTATTCACGGTGAAGGAGCGTTTCATGGCCGTGAACGATTCCTTCTACGCTGAGAAGGATAAGGTTACAGGAATCGTGGAGGTATCCAGCCGCAAGGCCCTTTATATCAAGAACTCGGGAGTAAAGCAATTAAACTCCTACCTGAAGAACAAACCGGACGGCCAACTGGAGATGCCCGACGGGACGAAGGTATGGCCTAGCTATTACGTATCGTTCATGTACATGGTAAAGACCGCCGGTACGTTAACATCCGGATTCTCCGGACAGGGGCTTTACGTAAGCAAACCGTTGGCGATTACGGATACCTTCGTTCAAGAGGAATTTTCCGGCAAATGGAACGGAACAGGTGATTTCATCTTGAATTATACGGGGGAAATATATATCTACAACGTCCAGATGTCCACGCATCCCGTGGAGGACTTGCGGTTGGAAATGTCCACCAAGTTCTTGCAGACGGACGAGAAGATAGGCATGTACGCCCTGAAGATCGACACGTTGAGCGGGACGGTGACGGACATGGGGGTAGAATTGGATAATACGACCAGCACGTTATCCTTGTACGTGACGAAGACTGACAGCATAAACCAGACAGTGACAAGCCTAGGCTTAAAGCTGGACGGTGTGGATGAGAGCTTGACGCTGTACGCCAAGAAGACCGACGTATCCGGGCTAAAAACCGAGATGGAGGCGGCTATCAAGGTGAACGCTGACAATATTAATCTGAAGGTATCTAAGGATAGTATTATATCGAGCATCAACCAGACGGCGGAGACGATCAAGATAAACGCTAGCCGACTCAATTTGAACGGTTTCGTGACATTTTCCATGTTTGACCTAAGCACCCAGAATACGATCAAGAACAAGGTTAGCTCAGGTGATCTAGGATCGATGGCGTGGAAAGATGGTGTCTCTTCCGATGATCTGTCTTGGGCATTAAGTCAAGAAATATCGAACAAGGTCAATCTGACTACCTTAAACAACACTCTTTTAGGTTATACGAAAAGTGGGTCTATCACAAAAGAAGACCTGGCCAAAGCCCTTCAAGCGGAATTAACAGGGAAACTTACAGGTAGCGCCAGTGTGGGAGCGAACAAATTGGCGAGCGTGATAATAAACGGACAGACGCTTATAGCGGGAGGGTATATTCAAGCGGACTTGATAAATGCTGACGAGATAATTGCGAATGCAGCGAGTATTGGAGGGTTTCGTCTGGAAGCGAATGGATTGTTCAGCGAGTCGTATGCGACGGGTCTTAAAAATAACAAATTCTTTCTTTATTCAACGGGTACTGATGGATTCTTGGGATTCTCCGCAACTAATGTTTGGGCCGGGATCGGATTGAATGTGTTACCCGCCGTATCCGGAGAGAATAGATCCTTGTTACGTCTGGAGGATAGCGAGTCAAAGACCGGATCGAAGATTGCGGCAAGAATTAAGGCTCATGGGGCAAGTAAAAATTACGCTATTTTTTGCCAAGGAGGATTGAAGATAAACGGGACTGTATCGATGGCAAGGTATATAAGGCACGTCTATGATGTCAGTGATTGCATTGTGGATAATATAGGTTATATGGACACTTTCTTGTTCAGTCCATCTGGGTATAGAAATGTATACCTTCCTTGCGAGGGTACTATAGCTGAAAAAGTAGGTACTGTTTATTACGATAATGGGGAATCTTGGAGCAATGTCAATTTTAACAGTGCTATATTCATTAACGTAATCGTAGTCGCTCATGCCAGTAATGCCATATCGATCAAGGTGGAAAGCCACTCTGGGGATCAGACCATCATAGTTGACAATAACGGCAATAATGTGGATTCATTAGAAATGGGGAAAGGAGATTGCGCCACATTTATGTATAATAACAAACGATGGTATTTATTTAACTTTCGGCAATAACAATATTAACAATTTAAATATAAGCGAATATGAAAGTAGATTTCAGTAAAGTAAGTATTAACGCTACGGTAGAAGGCGATCCCGTAGTTATTGACTTGACGAAAGAGGTAGGAAACTTGGTCTATGGACGTACGGCGGATATCGCTGTCTCTGATTTCGGAAAGAAGATATACTACAGCAAGGAAGCTATCGATGTTCCGAGACCTATGGCTGAGTCCGTCAAGGATATCATCATGGGATCATCCTTTATCGCCCCCTTGAAAAATGCCATGAACGAGTTACTAACCCCTAAAACGAAAAAAGATGGAAACAACGACAATCAATAAGTCCTTGACGGAAGCCCTTTCTTCCACGGGTTTCGTAAAGATAGAGGCATCCCGTAAGGAAAGCGAGCCATTCCAACATATAGATGCCTACATATACGATGCCGGTACCCGTATCGGCTATGCTTCCGTAGACCGGGGGAAAAGGCTCTCTTTCTTTCAAGAATCCCCGGACAGCCTTACCGGAGAGGAATGGATAAGCGCGTATACGAAGGTGCAAAACGCTTTCGACAGGATATTTAACGAGACGGTAACCCTATAAGCAATCTTGATCCCATGGCATATACTCTCGAAGAAATTAAAGAACTGGTCGAGACTTTAACCCCGATCGTAAAGAACGCTATAGAGGCGGGTTCCCTTAGCGTAGAGGATCTCCGTGTAGCGGAGAGCATGGATTTCGTAAACTCTTTGCCGGCCTTGGAGGAGAAAGGTCTTAACGTCTCTTACGTGAAGGTCCGGCTGAAAGACTTGCTCGGTAAATTGGACGGGGATTATGCCAAGGAGCTGGAGGCGATCAAGAAATTGCTGGAAAAGAAGGTGGATAACGGCTACTCGAAAGACGGTAATCTGTATCTTACCTCCGGGGGCGTTGTCGTATCGGACGCTATCCCGGTAGGCTCCGGAAGCGGGGGCGGCGGCGGGGCTAGCTCGCTGGGCGAGCTTACCAACGTGGATGATATCGTAGACCAAGATCCGGACGAGTCCCGTGTGCTGGTGCAAGAGGCCGGTAGCTCGCTCTGGACGGTGAAGAACCTCTCCGAGATCGGAGGTGGAGGTGGTGGTGGCGGTGTGACCATGAAACTCGTGAGCGTCACCGATACGCTCATCACCACGGTAGAGGGGGCCGCCGTCACCGTGGGATACAATTTCACGAGCGTCTATCAGGATGACGGTTCCGAGACCGGGCCGGGAACGGCCACTTACACCGTGAACAGCCAGAAGGTAGGCATGGTATCCATCTCGCAGGGCAATAATTATTTCGATCCGACGGAACACTTGATCACCGGCTCCAACACGGTAAGGGTAACCGTGAAGGATAGCACGGGATCGTCACGTTCCCTATCCTATACGATTGAGGTGATATCCATGTCCATATCCTCCTCCATAGACCCGGCGCTCGTCTATTCTGGGGAGATCGTGTATCGCTATACGCCCGTGGGGGCCATCAACAAGACGGTGCATTTTGTACTGGACGGGAAGGAGTTGGGAACGGTGGAGACCAGCGCCTCGAACCGGCAATTGACCTACGTGATCCCTAGGCAGACGCACGGGGCGCACTTGCTTCAAGTCTACATGACGGCCCTTATCAACGAGGAGCTGATCCGGAGCAACACGCTTACCAACGACCTTATCTGTATCGTGGAGGGGGATAACAC